CTTTGATCTAGCTTACTTGTTTAAGAAGTTGCTAGATGATGCAGGAATTCCTAATAAAATAGAGGAAAAGGAGATCACACCTGTAGAACCTTTGCAAGTAGCTAACGAAAAACTAGACTAATCATTCCCCAAAATTCCACACTATGAAAAAGCCTGAGAGATCCGTGATAGAGAAAGCTATTGTGAAGGCATTTGGTAACCTATCAGCAGCCTCAAAGTCATTAGGTGTAGATAGACATACCCTTTATAGTTGGATTGAACAGGATGGCTTAGAACAGGCTGTAATCGAAGGCAGGAATTCTAGGCTTGATTTCGTAGAAGGGAAGCTAGATCAAAAGATAGATAGCGGTGATACTACTGCTATCATCTTCTTCCTTAAAACACAGGGGAAGTCTAGGGGATATGTCGAAAGGCAGGAGATCACAGGTGCTGATGGCAAAAAGATATTCGAAGTTAATATTGTGGATGACAGCAACTAGCATAAAAACAAATAAGGTATTTCGCCATCTTGAGAATAGCAAATCAAAGATAGTAATTGAGCAAGGTGGCACTAGATCAGGGAAGACCTACAATATCCTTCTTTGGATAATTTTTTCATACTGCGAAAAGAACACAGGTAAGATCATCACCATCTGTAGGAAGACCTACCCTGCTTTGAGGGGTACTGTCATGCGTGACTTCCTAACCATCCTCAAGGATCATGAGATCTACTCAGAAGATGATCACTCAAAGACAGCATCAGAATACAGGCTAAACGGCAACACGATTGAATTCATATCCCTTGATATGCCTCAAAAGATCAGGGGTAGAAAGAGGGATTTACTTTTTTGTAATGAGGCTAATGAATTGACCTTTGAAGATTGGCAGCAGCTACTATTCAGAACGAATGAGAAGGTGATAATTGATTTTAACCCTTCGGAGGAATTTCATTGGATCTATGATCAGGTGCTACCTAGAAAGGATGTGGAATTCTATCAAACCACCTACAAGGATAACCCTTTCCTGGGGGCAGAGATCAAAGCAGAGATTGAAAGACTCAAGGATATAGATGAGAACTATTGGAGGGTCTACGGGCTAGGGGAAAGGGGTCAAAGCAGATCCCTAGTATATACCTTCAGTACTACCAAAGAAATACCAAAGGAAGCAAAGCTAGTAAGCTATGGGCTTGACTTCGGGTATAGTTCAGATCCTACTTCATTGGTGAGAACCTACATCCTAGATGATTCTATGTATGTGGATGAATTGCTGTATAGGACGGGCATGACAAATCAGGACATAGCAAATGAGATGAAGGCACTAGGGCTTGATAGGAGTAATGAAGTATTTGCAGATAGTGCCGAACCTAAAAGTATTGAGGAGATCTACAGGATGGGGTGGAATGTGAAGCCTACGATCAAAGGATCTATCAACATAGGGATAGACATCATCAGGAGATACAAGCTATTCGCAACGGAAAGAAGCTACAACCTGATCAAGGAACTACGGAACTACAAATACATTGAAGATAAAAATGGGCAGATGACTAACAAGCCTGTCGATAATTTCAATCACGCACTCGATGCCTTGAGGTATTCGGTGGTCAACAAGATCACATCAAGCCATCTAGGGAAGTACTCCTTCAGGTAGCGGTCGCAGATTGCGACTTCAAATCAAGATACATCAAACCAAAAAAATATATTTCTAATCATGTGGGATAAATTGACAGTCGGGCAGTTCATCAGCCTGTACGATATTGAGGCAAATTCAAATCTGAACATTATCGAGAAGCAGCAGAAGATGCTTGCAATCGTGGAGGGTAAGGATGAAGAATACTATGATGATTTTAAGTACAGAGATCTCATGCATGAGTACGCTGAGAAGCTATCCTTCTTTGACAATATCCCTGAGACCAAGCCTGTAGATTATTTGCAGGTAGGGGATAACAGATACAAATTTTGCTTTGAACTACACGAGATCACGGCAGGGCAGTACATTGACATCCTGGCTTTTAGTGGGGAGATCATGCAGATCAATAAGATTGCAGCGTGTTTCTTTCTTCCTATGCAGGGTGATAAGTATCAAGGCTATGGGGTAGTGCCTCATGACATGGTGGCGGATGATTTGCTAGGGGCGAAATTTATAGAAGTGTATAGCTGTATGCTTTTTTTTTGTCAACTATTCAGCGAATTAATCGCAACTACCATAACCTTCTCAATGGAGAACAAAAAGATGGCACAGAACCTAGTGGATTTATGGGAAGGTGGGGGTGGGTATTTAGCACTAAGCAGGTCGCAGACTTCCAAAACATCACAGTCAATGCAGCCTATGAATTGAGGGTGATCGAGTACCTGAATACCCTAGCATATTTGAAGGATTATAACAAGGATAAAGAAGCGCAGTACAAGAAATGGCAGTTGCAACAGAAACTCAAGTAGCAGACCTAGTAATAGGAGGAAGGAAACTCAAGCCTAGCGAATATATCGCAAAGGTAGAAGGTACGCTTGTGGCAAATGTCAAGAACGCTATGGAGAAACTAGGCATCAATCTAGTAGATAACCTAGCCAAATACTCACCTGCGGATCAGGGCAAATTGGCATCTTCTTTTTCAGTCATTGGAGTAAGCGAAACAAGGACAGGATACAGGCTTGAAATCAAAGTAGGGGTAGACTATGCGGACTACATAGATAAGGGTGTGAGGGGTGTTCAAAATAAGCGAAAGACCTATAAGAATGATGAAGGTAGGTACTATCAATTTAAGAATTATTTCATGCCTTTGGAAGCCTTGAAACAATTGGAAGGATGGATGCAAAGGAAGAACATGGAGATAGATGCTACTAACTTGATAGAAGGTAGACAGGTGCTTCCACAGATCTCAAGTAGCGCAAAAAGATTAGCCTACTATATCAAAAAGTACGGTATCGAAGGAAGGCAGTTCATAAAGAAATCAATTTATGAAGCTACCCCTGAATTCAATGTCGACATTCAAACCATAGGAAGCGATTCACTCATTTTAAAAATAAGCAAATGATCACCCTTGTAGAACCTAGCATTGATATTCTTCCTGCATTCAACAGGATAAACTATACTATAAGCAGCACGAACTCTGAGGAGATCGGTTTCAAGTATGTGGTAAAAGTCTACAATTCAGATGATGAACTAGTCACTACTGCATACTATGACAGCCCTGCTGATCCTGGGGATGCGGTGGAGTTCGATGTCTCAAAATATGTCTCTGTAGATTTCACCTATTCCAAGGGCTTCTATGAGACTGCTACTTCTTCAAGTTCAAAGAATGTGATCAAGGGATACTACCTGAAGTGCTATGAGTACTATGAGGTAGGTGGGGAATTTATCATAGTCACGGCTAGTGAGGTAGTGAGTGAGACTAAATATGCTTTTGCAGGTGCTTTGCCTTTGCTAGAATTGAAAGAATGGTACTCTGATCAGGCGCAGTATTGGGGATCTAGTAACAGCGTTTACAAGCCATTGACGGCATGGGATACTATTAAGGTAAGGGAAACAGATGCACAGGTATTTGGCTTCATTAATACGGGGCTTTTGACCAATGTAGAACTATTTGTGACCTATTCAAACGCAACCACTCAGACCTACTATATCACCCCTTCGGCAGTTACTAGTCCCCATGTAACCTATGTACAGATCACCCCAATGACCTATGGATCAGGGGTAGTATCTATTCAACTATTTGTGAATTGGAATAACGGATCTGCAAGAAGGTACAAATTCGCTACCCTATACACCCAATCCTGCGGAAGATATGATCCTATGCGGATAGCCTACCTAAACAAGTACGGAACTTTTGATTTCTTCAATTTTGACCTAGTGAATAAGACTAGTTTTCAGATTGAAAAGAAAGGCTATGAGAGAAACTACAGCGGTGATATCTATGAGTCTAATGGGGTAGTGGTGAAGAACATCAACCCAATTTACTACACCAAAGAAACGCAAAATTGGAAGATCATTTCAGACTATTTGAATGATGCACAGGCAGAACTTCTACGGGAACTATACTCTAGTCCTTTGGTCTATTTGAACCTTGTGAATGACAACTATATCAGCCCTTCATGGATTCCTGTCAAGCCTTCAGCTACTAGCTATGAGGTGAAGAAGACGGCATCAGATAAGGTCTTCAATATTGAACTAGATGTAGAATTCCAAATCATAAACAATCGACAGGTAATATGAGCGCACGGCTATTTGTAGAAGGTATTGAAGCGGATACCCTAGGTGACATAGATGTAGAATTCACCTTCTCTGTGGCTGATGTTAGCGACATTGAGAGAAGGAACACATCCTATTCAAAGACATTGACCCTACCAAGTACGGCAAAGAATCAGCAGCTATTCGGGAATATCTTCGACATCTCTGTAAGCAATGACTACATAGTAGGTGATGTAAACATAGGGCAGAACTTTAACCCTGCAAAGCAGGCGCAGTCACAGATCTTCCTAGATAATGTCAAGATATTTGACGGGGTTCTCAGGATGATGAAGATCAATTCCAAAGAAGGGGACATCACCTATGAGGTGAATATGTTCGGTAGGCTTCGGGATATCCTTCACGAACTAGGGGACAAGACTTTGGCGGATCTTGATTTTGATGATTATGACCATACTTGGAACAGAACAAATATAGAAGATAGTTGGGACAGGCTTGAATGGGTAGATGGTGCGGACAACTATGTCTATCCTTTGGTGGATTATGGCTATTCAGTAGACTCAATCACCTACCCTATAGAGAACTTCAAACCTGCTGTATTTGTAAGTGAGATTTTGAAACGGATCTTTGCGGAAGCAAATTTTCAAGTGACTGCACCATTCTTCAATTCATTCTATTTTAGGAAGCTACTTTTGATCACGGCAGAAAAGACCATCACAAAGGAAAGCACTACCCTACTGCATCAAACCCCTGTACTATATCAGCAGGAAGTGACTACAGATCCTTCCTTCTCAAGGCTATTGAATTTCAGTAGCACCTTAGCT